GCTTTGCATACCAGACTTGTGACTCTGGTACACGACATCCAACTTTTCCGTGTTTTCTGCATCACCAGTAAATTTATTTTTCAGCCATTGGTATGATTTTTCGAATTGCTCAGATTCCATTTCTCCAACCTTGGCTGTGAAGTCTGACAACAATTCGTAATTTGATTTCTGCTCTTTTTCAGGCGACTTAACTTCCAGTTTTCTCACCCGATGTTCTACACGCTTGCCGCGAGAGACTGACAACATCATTGAAAAGTCAGCCTCAACATCGCTCATGGCCTGAACCTTTATTCCGCCAACAGCAACGCCTCCGAACTTAACTGATGGGTCACCAACAAGCGTTAGCGACTTCCCAACCCATTCGTGACCGTTATTTCCCCAGCCACCAATAAGAACGCGGCGCATTGATTTTGACGGCTTATAAGGCCTGCCGTCATACCCAACAAGGTCAATAAACACCGGCTGATCTTTAGAGCCCTCGCGGACAGATTTAATTACCGCAGTAATTGGCTGGCTTTGCACATCTTCGAAATTAAGCTGATCCGATTTCGGGATAATTGTTTTTGATAAATCCATTAGAGATATACCTCGTCATCAAGATATTCATCATCGAAAAGATAAGAGGGCACGTTTATTTCGCTGGATGGCAAAACCATTCCTTCTGTTTTCGGTATGTCGCCATCAATACACTGTTTTATTGTGTGCAGAGATTCGAACATTACTTTTCTTCCCAGCTCGAGCGAGTCCTCACCGATGTAATACATGCAGTTGGTGTACGGCGGCTTATTCTGAATGGCGAAAAAACAGAACTGATTTAAGTCCCTTCCTGTGACTAATTTCAGCACATACAAATAAAATGCAGCCTGCACATGATAGTGATATTTCCCGAAAGCCTGACTGAAACCGCGTTCTGTTGCATCCATGCAACTTTTTACATCAAGCGGGTAAGGGTATGAGTCTGACATCCTGTCAAACCGGCACTTTAATTTCAGCCCCGTTTCCGGGCAGGTGGCGAACATAGATATTTCAGACTGCCCGGGTGTTGCCATGTAATCAGTGAAATCGTTGTTCAGGCTGGCCGATTCAATCATCCTTTGTATTGTTTCAATCTCACCGTTTACCAGTATCTTTTCAGCATCCGTCAGTTTTAATGCGTCCTTGTATTCTGCCGAGCGCCGATCCTTGACGTCTGGCAGCAAAATGAAATCCCTTTCAAATACCTGCGGCTCCAGCAATGCTGCGTGAATTGCTGTGCCAATCTGTGCCGATTTACTTCCTTTAAATGGATTGAAATACAGATTTGCAGGGCTGACGCTGATCGCCTTTATTGACGTAGAACCTATCGCTTCATCCTTGTGATAGTCCTCGTTACTAAGCCCACAATAAATTCCCGTTTCCATGCTGCTTACTCCGTTTTCTTAGAACTTTGTCGATTGCCTCCCTGATTTCGTTTTCCCTTTCAGTGCCGAGGTATTCCAGCGTGTCTGTGCTGATTTCGAATATCACGTCCTGCGTGAATTCTTCAAAGTCACATGACACGGCATCCTGCCATGCTGCATGCTCCAGCCGCTCTTCCTGAGCATCCTGTGCTGCGTATGCGTTCATGCTGCCTCCTTGCGCATCTTCTCCGCTATCCGTGCGAAGAAAGAACTTCCGTGTCCAGCCTTGATTAACTCGTCCGTGAAATCGTCCATGTATTCGTTGTTAATCATAAATTCGATCAGTTCGTTCATGCTCCATGCTGACAAACCGAGGAGCTGACTCAGGCTTCCGGTAATGTGGTCGAATCCTTCATGCGTTGTTACTTTCCGGCCAAGCACCGTCCGTGATGATGTTTGCCCTCCGGATATTTCCAGTCTCTGCATAAATCCCCCTCATCTGGCGAACAACAGAACAACCGTCAGCGCCAGAAATGTAATTAACACCGGCTTTAAGCCTGATTTTTTACGTGCGAAACTCTCACTACAAAGCTTGTAGCGATGCTCCTGCTGTTTAAGCATGTTCATGTTGTTTACCTGCTGATATCCCGAGGTGGGATAGGGTGGGTTAGTAGTTCATTGAGAGGTGAGGAACTTCGCCTTTAATTACCAGCTCAAGGAATTTTGTTGCGGTTTTATCGTCAAATCCTGCTTCAGTCAGTGCCTGTAAAGCTTCGCGGTTAAATTTACGCTGATGCTCTTTGTTCGCCTGGCGCTTTAATTCTTCCTGCTTCTGGTGCTCAATCTCCGCCAGTCGTGTGCGTTCGGCTTCCTCTGCCTTGCGTCGCTCCGCTTCAACTGCGGCCAGCTTTTCACGCTCAGCCTTCGCAATAGCTTCCTGCTTTTCACGTTCTGCGCGTTCCTGCGCCTCTTTGGCCTCACGTTCGCGCTTAGCTGCCGCCTCAACTTCCTGTCGTGCTTTTAATTCCGCAGCTTCACGCTCCTGTTTGGCTTTCAGCTCCGCCGCTTCACGGTCACGCTGTGCTTTTTGCTCAGCTTCGATTCGTGCCTGCTCTGCAGCCTGACGCTTGATTTCGTTTTCATGCTCAATGCGTTTGCGTTCTTCTTCGGCTTTACGCAGGTCGTGCAGCTCATTCATCTGCAGTGCTTCTTCGTGGTCACGCTCAATTTGGCGAGCTAATTCTTCCGCTGCCACCCGCGCCTTTTCTGCATCCTCCCAGGCTGTTACCGGCTGGCGGATTTCTTCGCTCAGTGCGTCGAGTTCATCCCGGCACTGTTTGCGACTGGCATCCACTTTTTTCGGCAGCTCTTTCAACTCATCAACGACAGCCTTTCCGGCTTTGTCGATGTATGTTTTTGACTGCGTTACTTTGTAGGCCAGTGATTTTATAGCATCGCGATTCTTGGCTTTCGATAAATCAGTATCGAGTAATGCCTGCTCTGCTAATGCTTTCTCCCGGATACCAGACAGCAGCACCTGAACCTTATCCGGCGCTGTAAAAAGGTCGAGCGCTGTCGCTGGTTCAATAACGACCAGTTCGTTTGACATAATTAACTCCGTTTATTTATAGGGTGGGTTACTTCTGTGTGAAAGAGAGTAGGGCGGTTATTCGCGACCAAGTGCTTTGTTGATTGCAGCCTTGGCTTGTTCTTCAACTTCCATCGCGTGACCAAGATAAAACCCGTCTGCAGTAACATCCATGCCGATGTTATTTGCGACGTCGATATATTTAGCCATTGATTGCTGGATGCCTTGCAGTGCTGATAATAACTCTGGCGCTGCCGCCATCAGTTTCGCATTAGCTGTCGCTTTTTCCTTTCCGATGCCTTTTCCCAGAACCAGACAAAGTGTTTTTCCGTCTCCGTGAATAGCACCACCTGCTGTTTCATTAAGGCCGTGGCTGTCTGCATGTAACCACGGCCCCGGAGTGCCTTTAAATTCCATGTTATTTCTCCACTTTCACACTGATGGTAATTTTCACCCCATCATTTGTTGTGTATTTTTCTTCATTCCCAGTTAAATACAGATGCTCGGCCACTGAGCGAACGGCATCATCAGTCACGGCAACTTTTCCTTTTGTCGCCTTTCCGGTGTCAGTGTTTACATTACCGAAATAAATATTTCCGCTCAGTGGTGAGCACCACATGCGCTTTTGCCATGCCATACTTCCTCCTATGCACTTCCCTGTGCTACGTGATGTCCGAATAGTTATCCCCGCTGCGGGGTGTTAGTCATACTTAACGCCGCAGAAAGGGCAGTAAGACATTTTTACGCAGTTACTGAGGCGGGTAATATTTTTTGCCATCTCACCGCTTTTCTTTTTAGCCCGGTATGCGAGTTTGTAATTGAGCATTACGTAAGATTTGCCATCCTCAAGAGATAGCATTTTGTTATCCCAATCTGTTTCATAATCAATTATTTCGCCACCGGCAGGAACCTGTTGTGAAATGTTATTTTTAATCTTCCCGCCCATTTCATTCATGCAGTTGCACATAACGTTATCCTTTCGTGATTGTGTTGTTAGTCAGTATTGGTGATTGGTGGCAGGTGCTGATGTCCTGCATTGCGTGTTTCAACCGCATAGACATAACGCCGCATCCGCCTGACCGGTTACCGCTGCCCCGACGCCGGGCAATTCACGCTTGACGTCTCAGCGCATCAGCCTGCGCATTCACCAATCCCAATACTGACTGGATGCCCGTCTTTCCGGGCTGTCAGTCGCCAAGCCATTCGACGTAATTCAGCAACTCAAGAACACGCTTATCTGTCGGCGGTCTGTTCTCTTTGTTACACTCTTTGCAGTTTGTTGCCGCTACCGGTTGGCCCATGCACCCGCAGTCTATTTCTGGGCAGCAAATGCTAAACTCAATGCCGTCATTGCAGTACTTGTTGCTACACGTCATATCCATCTCCCGTTATTAACTCACCATAGCCCACTCACCGAATGGGCTGTAATTAGTTGCCACACTCTCGCAGTGGCTGCGCTCATGCCCTTGAGTTCCTGTCGCCTTTTGGCCGCTAATAACTGGTGCGGGCTTGGCGTTCCCGCTGCTTTACCAGAGCTACTTGTAATCTAAACCTTGACCCGTCGCTACACAGGCTAGCCATCCGGCTACTCAGGGATTAGTCACTACCTAACCATTGTCGCTATGCAACTGCGGTCTGTCCGCGTTACTTAACCATTGGCATGTCCTCCTGTTTGTTTATCTGCGCTCACATAACCCATCAAGTTATGCTCTGGCCGTGATACCACCGTTCGGCATAATCGGCTTGCGGTTCATTCTCAGCTGCTTGCGTGGTGCTTCCGGCAGCTTCTTCATTTCAATCACCACCTGAGCCAGTGTTTCGAAATGGCATTCAGGCTTGATAATTGAATCAAAAATCTCCTCCACTGAGCGGCTTTGTTTTTGCATCTCTCTTCTGACTATTTTCCGCGCTAAAAACTCACCTTGCTTTCTTAATCTGCGGGTCTTCGAGTTTTCTTTTGCCGGTAGAAAAGTGATTACTGTCATATCTGCCTCCTAAGTGATCTTTGGTTGAAATATAAATCTCACCAAAAACCACTCAGTGGTTGCTCTGAAAATTTATTCTGAGCGTTCCGCTATGCCGTACTGGTAAACCACACGTATCAGCAATGATGTTAAAGAGCGTTATCTCGGGGTGTGTTCCGTTGATGGGGTAATAATATGCATTTTGCGCAAATGCGTCAAGCGCATATTTGCATTTAAAGATATGCGTATAGGCGCAAAAAATGCATCATTTTGATTTCACAACCAATTTTTTTCCAAAAAATCGTCACGATTGGACGCAGATCACACAGACGGGGGAATTGCAGGCACAAAAAAGCCCTCGCTGGGAGGGCTTCTTGTGAAATGCGGTTTACGAGATATGAGCGAACATTAAGCAGCCTTGCTTTGATAAGCCGCCGCTGCTTCATGTAGCTTTTTATTGAGATTTTTGATCTTGTTAACGCAAGCTTCCATTTGATCAAGCATTTCAAAAAGTTTCTTGAAGTCATTGTTCATGTTCATATTTTCACCTTATTAGATATATGGTTTCTCATCCAATGCGGATATGGCTGCACACAAGGAATCGTAATCATCCGCGTCAATAGCTTCAGCTAAAGCAGATGCTAATCCCAAGTACTCATTTACATCGTTGAGTTCAGACTCCTTGATTACTGAGCCAACTACGAGTGCAACCTGCGTAGCGATATCTCTGTATGTCGTAAGAGCGGCAACAATATCTTTAAATGTTGGGTTTTGGTTTTGTAATTCGTATAGTGGCAAGAGTTTAGATATTTTAAGCATTGCACTAATTTCGCCAAAAATAATGGCCTGCAACCCGCTAAACCTCTTCTTAGCCAATCTAAAAATAAATTCAGGATCTTGTGGTGGCTCTGAGCATCTTGCTTCGTTCATTATTTCTTTACCATGTTATAACGTTTGTCAACCTTTTTATCAAGGCCCATCGTGTATTATTGTGTAAATCTTTGTGGATAACTGAGTCTGATGGCTGAGTAATCTACATCAGCACCATCAAAAAAGTAAGGAAAAAATGCGTTAATTTTGATCACCAACACATAAGATGATGTTATACAGCTAAAAATAGTTTTACTCTGATTTGTCCACATTTTGGCTGACTTAGTTCACCCTAAAACGTGTCGTCAGGCCACTGTTACTGTTTCGTGATAAACGGTGGCATCAAAATTACCTGTTGTTGCCGTTCACACTTATCGATGAATTTAGTAGGCTTCACTATCGCGGCCACATAGTGCATTTTATCCACTTGTACCGGGTCTATGGTGATAGGTTGGTGCGCATTGTTGATGCTGGTAAACTGATAATCACCGTCACGGGTCTTGTTTAGAACCTTGATCATGTTGTGGCCTTCGTGGGTTCTAACAAACACCTCGTCACCAGATCTGACAGTTGTGTTAGGTTCAATGACTACGTACTCACCTGATTGGATTCTAGGCCACATACTGTCGCCTTTTACCTTAAGCGCATAAGCATCCTTGTCGTCGCTGTAAATCTGTATCCAACCCTCATGAGCCTCGATCATATCCACCGCACCATCTACCCCTAAGAAAGCCTCACCGATAACTTTAACCATGCCATCCGGCACGAATCCGACGAACTCAATTTCGTCATCATTTTTTTGTGGCAAGGTGTCGGCTGAAAATAACTCAGCGACAGTTACCCCTAGCGCTGATGCTATTTTTATCAGGGTGTTTTCCGTATACCCCTGAATACCTCTCTCAAGGCGCGATATGTTTCCAACGTCACTATCTATAGCCGTGGCTAGTTGAAGGATGGTCATCCCCCGCAGTTTCCGCAGCTCTCTAATTCTTTGTCCTATTTTCATATCTTAATTCAACTTTATTTATGCGTATCACACAAAGCGTATTGCGCATATTTTGCGATGTGATAATATGCGTGTAGCGCATCTATAAGGAGTGAGATATGCAAACAACACCGTTAAGGAAAATTCGCCTTGAAAAGCAATTAACAATTGCAGAGGTGGCGGCAGCAATAAATTGCGATGTCGGCAACCTCAGCCGCCTGGAGCGTGGAACTCAGGCGGCATCGTTAGAAATTGCAGAAAAATTGGCGAAGTTTTACGAAAAAAAAATTACTGAAATGCAAATTTTGTATCCGCAGAGATATATGTAACACCACCGCTCTTTAACAAGCACATCCATGCGGTGTGCGCCCTGGACTAGCTCAGAGTAAATTCTCAGAGCAACTTTTCAACACAGCAACACCTCACAGGAAGTGAGCGAATAACTGTATCTCAATAAGGACATTATTAATTATGGAATTATCAAAAAATATCAAAGTGAACTGCTCATTCAATGAATTAGCGAGTTTCTATCACCGGCAGGCATTTTCAATCGGGAATAACGGACTGGCTAAAAAGCTGGGTATTCACCCGTCAACATCCAGTCGCGACAAGAACCGGATATTTGACCTTGCATGCTTAATGGTAACTGAGATGGGACTTCCGCCTGACTCTGTAAATGTCAGTGATAAACCGGCAAAGGTTGTGATCGTCGGTGACAGTGCTGAGAAATTGATTCAGATACTGGCAGGGAAGGGAAAGGTCAAAAGAAAAGCCCCGGCGGTAACCGAGGCTCAGGATCAAATCGAGTTAACGATTTAAAAATGCAATCCAATACTGGATGAATTATCAGTATTAGTCAATAAATAATTCAACTCATAGATAAGCTCGTTTATGGAATTTAAACGGGCTTTTAATTCATGGAGTTAATAAGTAAATGGATAATTATGAGTATAACGTCAATGTTTTAATGCCTGATTGCTATTTTGAGCAGGATGAAAAATGGATAAGAGAAATGCTTCTCCGGTTAAGGCCATCGGTAAGACCGAAAATATCGGTTAAATATTCTGAGGTTTATCAAGAGCATTTTGACAATGAATCCGTTATTTACCGGAAGGAAAATTCAGGCAGAAGGGCAGCAAATACGAGGCTGAGAAACTTCGTAAAAAACTACGCTTCATACCTCGACGGGAATGTCTCAACCCCGAGAGAGTTTCAGGCAGGCACCAGCCAGAGAAACCAACCAATTCCGGCGCTCGTCTGAGATGCCGAAAATCAGCACAAAACAGGGATTGTTCTCTGGCAAGTGCTGCGATTCATGCAAAAGACACAACGGCTAACTAACTGAAACGAAAAGCAAAAAAGATAAAAAATAGGTGTCCGGATTGACCCTATAAGGACAAGGAGAGGGCAACTTGGAAAATCGTTATAAATCATCAAGTTAATCAACATCAAAACGACAGGGTTTGTCGCTTTTTGCGACAGGTTCGGTCGCTTTGTTAAAAATCAATAGGTTACGAGTTATGCAAAAATGGTCGCGGGTTTTTAAATCCAGGGAACTGTTTAAGCGAGTGTCCGGGTTATCTCCGGTAGCAACGGAATTATACGGTCATATCGTCGAGAACTGTGACTGGCGGCACGGGCGCTATGTTGCCACCTCTGAGGAGGCAGCAGGGGAATTGGGCGTTACCACAAGAAGCATTCAGCGGGCGAACAAGGAACTTGAGTCGGCAGGGTTAATTAAATTCAAACGCGGGATTTACGCTGTGAATCCTGAGTTTAACTGGGGAGGACGAAGCTGGAATATCTCAAAATCCTGTTACTACACGATGGGAATCAAAGGCGCTCAGGTGATTGATTTTAATCATGCAGCAGAGGCGATTAATTCAAAAAAGCTTGAGGAGATTGGCCGCAGCGCTCTGAGGGGAACGCGCAGCCGTAAATCACAAGGAAATTAAACATGCTCAGTATAACGCCAAAGGCAAAGCAAGTCACCGCTCTGAACATGCTCAGACGGAACTGGAACCAACACCGGACGATGTTACTTTCTGCGAGTGTGGGGTTCGGTAAAACGGCAATCGCAGCGTTCATGACAGCCGGACTGGTATCTCACAATCAGCGGGTGATGTTTGTGGCTCCGTACACGGTGCTGCTTGACCAGACAGCATCCCGGTTTGTTGAGTACGGCTTACCGGCAGAGGAAATCAGCTTCGTGTGGCGTGATCACCCGTTGTACGACCCGACAAAACTGATTCAGATTGCATCGGCTGACACGCTGATTCGTCGTCAGTTTCCGGACAACATCGACCTGCTGATCATCGACGAAGCCCACATGAAACGGAAAAAAATACTGGAAATTATTCGTGACAGCGGCGTGAGAGTTGTCGGTCTGTCAGGTACACCGTTTGCCGGATGGATGGGGGAATACTACGAAACGCTGATTAAGCCCACCACGATGAAAGAGCTGATAAGCATCGGAGACCTGAGTCGTTATGAGTTTTATGCGCCTGATAATCCGGATGTCAGCGGTGTGAAAACGACCAGACTTTCCGCATTCGGGAATGACTACAACGAAGATCAGCTTGCTCAGATTATGGGTGATTCTGACCTGGTGGGAAACATCGTCAAATTCTGGCTTGAAAATGGTGAGGACAGGCCGACAGTGTGCTTCTGCGTCAACGTCAGCCACGCCAATTTCGTCACGATGGAATTTAACAGGGCAGGGATTAACGCTGAGGTGATGACCGCAGACACGCCTCATGACGAACGTCAGTTAATCATCAGCCGGTTTGAGGCGGGCGCGACGAAAATTATCGTGAATGTCGGTGTTCTTGTTGCAGGGTTCGACAGTGATGTCCGCTGCATAATCTACGCCAGACCGACAAAATCTGAAATCAGATGGGTTCAGTGTCTTGGCCGTGGTCTGCGTACCGCACCGGGCAAAGACAAATGCCTGATATTCGATCACTCAGGCTCGGTTCACCTTCTCGGTTTTCCTGATGAAATTGAATACGACGACCTGCAAAACAAAAACGACGGCATGAAGACCCAAAGCAGTTACCGTGATCAGGTCAGGGCAGAAAAAAAACCGAAGGAATGCCCGTCATGCCACTACATGAAACCCGCCGGTGTTTACGTTTGCCCTAAGTGCGGATTCAAGCCCCTGATGGGGGAAAACGTTCAGGTCGATGAAACCCGGGATCTGAAAAAACTGAATGCCGGTGAGCAGATATTCACGAAGGAGCAGAAACAGAGTTGGTGGTCACAGATTAAGTTTTACCAGAAACAGCGTGAGATATCCGGGAAACCGATATCAGACGGCTGGTGCGCCCACACGTACAAGAAGAAATTCGGAGTATGGCCGCGTGGTCTGCATGACTCGCCGCAGGAGATGACACCGGAGGTCAGTAATTATATCCGGTCAAAAAATATCGCCTTCGCGAAAATGCAGGAAAAACAGAAAAAATCAGAGGAGCCGAAAACAGAAGCCGAAAAAAAGCAGATAGCGCTTAACGGCATTGCTGAAATCAAAAAGGTTCTGAATAACGGAGGTCACAGTGAGGACAGTCGAGGCAGTGCGAGGGCGATGGCCTGAGATCTTTGAGTATTACCAACTACCACCAGTCACAGGAAAGAAGCATTACCAAGGAGAATGCCCGGTCTGCGGGAAAAAAGGGAAATTCAGGATAGACAACAAAAACGATGCCGGTTCATGGATATGCTCATGCGGTGCCGGTGACGGATGGAAATTGCTGGAACTGACCCAGCAGAAAGATTTTAAAATACTGGCCGGAGAAATCGATAAGCTGATAGGAAACAGCTACTCAGAAGGGCAACGAAGGCCACAGACACAGTCAGATACCAAATCAACCCGCTCTAAAGTTATCGCCAAATTCGGCACACTCATCCCGATAAAAGATACTGATGCTCACCGTTACCTGATGAGCAGGGGCATTAACACGCTTCCCGCTGGTCACATCCGTTTCAATCCGCGTGAAGTTACGCCGATGGGCGTTAAGCAATCTATCTGGTCGATCGCCACAGATGATCGTGGCAACGGCTGCTATCTCCACAGGACAGTGCTGGAAGGCGACAAAAAGGCCAGCTTTGAAGGCAACAAGCGGCTGCTGAAATTACAGGAAGATAATTACCTGGATTTTGCCGGTTCGATTGCGATCAGGATGACACCGGTAGCATCGACTCTTGGCATTGCGGAGGGTATAGAAACTGCGCTGTCATGCCAGCAGATATACGGCTGCAACACATGGTCAACGCTGAATGCAAACTTTATGCGTAAATTCAGGGCACCAAAGGGCGTAACTCATCTGATAATTTTTGCGGATGCAGACAGTAACGGCACCGGCCTTGCGGCAGCATTTGAGTGCGGAAACAGGAATATCCTCAGCCCGAATGATGTTGAGAAAGTCAGTATCAGATGGATTGACGGAACAGGTGATTTTAACGACATGCTGATCAACGGCGCAAAGGTGTTTCAGCAGGAACTCTGGCGCAAACGTGCGGCATAACCCAAGACAGAAGGACTTTTGATTATGGAACCAACGGATTTTGAAAAGTGGTGTGCGGGTGAGCTTGGCTATACGCCTGAGCTCATCATGAACAAACGGAGAAAAGACTTTTTCGGTACCACTGGGTATAAGTTGAGCGAGATTGAAGTCAGATACCGCGCCTACATGGCCGGAGTTCGCAGCAGACTGCCGTACCAGACACCGCCAAAAGGAGATGAAGATGAAATGGATTAAGTGCTCGGAAAGAATGCCGGAGGCTGGAGCTGTAGTTTTAACTGAATGCGGCGGTCATTTAAATGTTGGTGTCGGGAATCGTTCTGGTGACAACTGCCAATACATCACATCCGCAATCAACAACAGAGAGCTAACAGTTACTCACTGGATTGATTTTGATGACATCCCACTGCCACAACCACCGGAGGAGTGATGAAAGCGAAACCAATTTTTATCAACGGCGCTCCATCCACTGACGGTGATTTTAATCAGGTGCGCGTAACTGAAACACAGGCAAGGAAAAAGGCCGCGCAGATGCAATCAGCAATGCGTAAAAAGTCATGGGGTAAGTCGGCTGTGGGAATCGTCTTTGATGCTGGCAGTCACTTCAATGTATCAGTCGGATTTCCTGAGCGTAACAAGGTGGTTTGAAATGACAGAGAAAACACAGAATGCAGGTTGGGCGAAGTTAAAAGGCAACGTAGTCACCTACCTAGCCAGATGGACAATAGCAATCATATTCATCGTTCCAATAGCCATAGTTTATTTCCTCTTTTTTCTGATTGATACACCGATGCACTTTTCCAAGCAGCGAATGAGAGAATTTTTACTTTCATCAATGGACTATATCGAAAAGAAATTTCCATTCAGGAAGGATAACCAGCATGAATAAGCTTAAGTCGTGCCCGTTTTGCGGATGTGCTGATATCACGATACACAGCCCCAGCAGCCACGGACTGACGCTGTTCGGTGTTGCCTGTGACGAATGCGGCGTGAGGGTTAAGCGGTTTGATGAGGATGAAGCAATCGCCGCCTGGAACCGCAGAGCACCACAACGCGAGAAGGAGTAGGGGATGGATAATCACAAATTACCAGACGAAATCCGGCGAACGATAGCAGAGCACCCGGTGTTTGTTGGAGTGGTGGAAGAATGCCTGACCACTGACGAACTTGTTGAGCAATTCCAGCGCCTGTACAACGTATCTCTGCCACGCAAAAGCGGTAACCCACTGGTTGACATGGTTGATGAAGCGACCGGATTTAAGGAATCACAAACATGGGAATTTCTGTCTCATTTCGTACCATTTGTTCACCGGTGGATTTGGCTACCACTGTATAGCGAGGGAAAATCAGGAGGCTAAATGGAAATAAGCATGGTCAAAGGCGCTAACGGCGTATTTGTACCGGCATTTGAGCACGACCTACCGCGATTAACAAAGTTCAAAAACGGCGAAATGTACGCCTTCAATATCAAACTCTCCCGCAATCCATCCTTTCACCGAAAAATGTTCGCTTTCTTCAAGTTCTGCTTTGACCACTGGTGTGGCAATCGTGCAGGGCTGGAGAATATGGACGAGCACAGCCAATTTAACCGCTTCAGGAAGGATCTGACGATACTTGCCGGATTTTATGAGCAAACGGTCAGGTTAGACGGAAGTGTCCGCACAGAGGCAAAGAGCCTTTCATATGCGGATATGGATCAGGACGAGTTCGAGAGCTGTTATCACGCGATAGTCAATGCCGCATTAAAACACATCTTCCGGGGGTGCAGTGACATCACTGAGAACCGGTTGCTGTCATTTTTTTAGGAGCAGGACACATGAAAAAAATAATGCCACTTATGATCACGGCGGCGGCTATGGGCTTGTCGCCGAATGACTTTACCTGGTCGCTGCGTGATAGCGCAAGAAGTTATCACTATCCGCTCTCACGCAACCGCATCACCGGTCACCGTAAACTGAACCGGCAGGCGCAGAAGCGGAGGAAAGCAAAGTGACAAGGGGGAAGAAAACTTATATCAAAACTGCCGAACAGAAACAGGATGTGTGCCTACGGATAGTCCGGAATCTTCGCCAGTTGGACAGTTTCACGGTGAAGGCGGTTTCACTGGCCGCTGAGTTAAAAATCATGATGGCGACCACGTTTGTCAAAATGATGGAAGACATCGGCAGTGTCCACGTCAGCCACAAACACGGAAAGCAGGTCTATTACGTTTTTGATGATTATGCCGTATCAAAAATTAAGGCTCACTTCAGCAGCTTTCCAGATAAAAAATTCACCGGTACGAAGGCGAAAGGAGAGTGTTATGGATTATCGTGAATATATTTTGTATGTCATGTTCTGGTGCTGCCTGGTCACTACTATCGGCATCAGTTTATCGTGAGGTGAAATGTGGCAACTATCTACCGAAGTAAGAAATGGCTGGCAGCTGTGGCTCAGATTGAATGCTGCGTCCTGTGTGGTCGCTATGGCACCCAGGTTGCACACCGCAACGAAGGTAAGGGTATGGGCTTAAAAGTCGATGACAGCCTCACTGCTGCGCTGTGTCCTCAGTGTCATCATAATATCGACAACGGCGGAAGCATGAGCCGCATAGAGCGCAGGCAGGAGATGGACAGAGCGATAATACTGACCATCAGGGAGCTGACCAGAAGGGAGCTTGTAGCGCCGAGATGAACCAATATCACCTTAAGTTGCCGTGGCCTCCGTCCAACAACACGTACTGGCGACACGCCAGAGGTAGACACTACATCGCAGAGAAAGGAACCAGATACCGGCAGCACATCACAGAGTTAATCAGACAGCAAAACCTCGATATCAGCACCACATCCCGCATAAGAATCAGCATCACAGCAAATCCCCCGGACAAACGACAGAGAGACCTCGATAACCTGCCAAAGGCTGTTTTCGATTCGCTCACTCACGCCGGTTTTTGGAAGGACGACAGCCAGATTGATGATATGCGGATCAGGCGTGGTGAAAGGGTAAGCGGTGGGTCACTGGATGTCACGATATGGGAGATAGTGGATGACGATATTTACTGATATTCAGGCCGCAATCGAAGAAGCCAGATATCTCAAGCAGGAATCAGGCGGACGAATAGATTACAGCGTCATGCAATTTGAGTCTGAAATGGAGGTGTTTCATTGCCTGATGGATGGAATCAGGGTTATGTACACAACGGCCAATGACAATTTTCACACGGTGCGGAGGCATTGATGGGTAATAAAAGTAAGATCAGGAATAACACTACCGCTCTCGCCAAAGATACAGGTAGTGCTGTTCCCGTTTCGCTGTATGTGATTAAACCTCATCAGCTGCGCAAAAGCTCGCAAAACATCGGGGTGCCGTATGCGTGATATTCAGCAGGTACTTGAACGATGGGGGGCGTGGGCGGCAGATAACAAAGAGGCAGTGCAGTGGCCCGCTATTGCTGCGGGATTCAGCGGGTTAATACCACCGAAAGTAAAATCACGCCCTCAGTGCTGCGATAATGATGCAATGATAATTTCCAGCTGTCTTGCAAAAATCAACCGCAGCAACGTCGACATGCACGATATTCTTTTTGATTATTACGTGTTCGGCAAAACATTTATGCAGTTGGCAAAGGAACATTCATGCTCTGATGGCCATATCGGGAAGATACTGTATAAAGCCGAGGGAATTGTTGAAGGCACGCTGATGATGCTTGATATTTCTCTGGAGATGGATCCATACGTTCAGGTTATCAAATAAAGCTTTACGTACGTAAAAGTAATGATATTGTGATAAGACTGACATCAACGTCAACGCGCTTATGAGCCTCACTTCGGTTGGGCTTTTTCATATCTAAAATAGTGCCCCTCACAGTCCCTACGCAGAACGGAGAAATCTGGTTTGCGATACACTTGGGGCTTTCGGTGTACCCTTATGGGGCTTGAAGACCACGCCGCCTGCCGGAGTAATCGCTGGTAGGATGGCGTGGCAATTCATTGATATTGTTCCGATGCCGGAATTCCGGTAACGAGGTAACTATGTATGACGAATTCGAAGGATTCTAAATATCCGACCAGAGCAGATGCAGCAAGAGCTAAGCCTTACACTGATGATGAGAAGAGAAAGCTATCAGATGAAGAGTTAGCTGAGCGCATGGATAAGTTTAATGCTGCGTTTTTGCGTGGTGATAAGTACATGAGATTTTAATTCCCCCGAATTCGAGGGATAGCCGAATACGGGTAACAACGGGCATATCGCCTTAGTAAATCCCGACCGGTGCATGAGTAACGTTCCATGCCGTCAGCCCACGAAACGGGCATTAATTCCAACTCTCCGGAATCTCCGGATAGTTCAAAAGGCCACCCGCACAGATGGCCTTAATTACTATTTACTCTTAATCATTACCGTTGCTGTCTCGGGGGTGTCTTCGTTACTTCTGAATGAAGTTAGAACATCATCACCTGAATAGGTAAATTTCTTTTTGGCGTTATCTATGGTGATAACGGCCTTCCCACCGTTGGCATAGATTACCGTTCTGGTTGATATGTCACCAGTGTTTATTGTTGTGTCAGAAACTGATTTTTCGGTATCAACTTCTATGGCGGATATCGGGCATTTAACTGAAACATGCCCGTCATCCAGTATGTTCAATTTCATAAATTCTCCTTGAGGAAAAAATGGAAATTACATTTTCAGGTAACGAGGTAATTATTTCTGCGCCAAAGATCACCGTAAGCGGTTCTCTTAAGTAAATTAACCCGCTCACAATCACATGTTCGGTTATTCCGAACAACTGATTCCAAAGGTCGCCCTGTGCGGCCTTTTTTCATTTCTGAGGTAAGTATGAGCATGGATAGACTTAAAGAAATCAATGACGCGTATTTATCTGAGAAGCGAAAAAAGCTTTCAATTGAAAAAGCAACGGTGAAAGCAAAAGCATACGCAGCCGCAAAAAGATTATTTCGTCTTGCCGAGGGTGTCAGTTATGTCCGGCGTGGAGATGGATATATCGATGTGCTGCTTTGTGGTGACCGTAGTGGTGTGTTCACTGACCTTTTCACAAGAACTAATTTTTTCAAAAGATCCGGCGAGTTGGTTTATCAGCATAGGTTATGTAAAAACGTATTTATATATAACCACTTCAATATGATTGGCGGAGTAAATTTCGCCAGAATAATCTTCAATTAAAAATACGCCGCCACAGAATCCTGAACAAACAAACGTAATCAGCGCAGAGATACTGTGCGCGGCACCCTATTAATCTAATCCTCCTGAAAGGGGGTGAGTATGAAACATATGAACAATACCCCTGATTGGTTGGATCAGATACTCAGTTATCTTTCTCAGTATAAAGACCAAGGCGCATTTGCCGGTTTGGCTGGTGTGGTTGCCATCTTGCGCGGGATGTACAACGGCGGCGGATGGAAAAAAACACTGTTGGACGGTGTGTTGTGCGCACTACTCGGCTGGTTTGCCAAAGACCTGCTGGCCTTTATGGGACTGAATCAGGACCTGGCTTATATCACCAGTGTCATGATCGGGTACTGGGGTGTAGAGAAAGTAAGCGGCATGATTAAAGGTAAAGCGGGAGTAAATAATGACTGAACCAAAATGGATTGCTGAAGCCCGGAAAGAAATCGGTGTATCAGAACACACGGCAGCAGGTTCAGCAGCTGTAGACCAGATGTGGATTGACAGCAAGCTGCGCGGACTGGTTGGCACTGCGCGTAAAGTGCCGTGGTGTGCAGGATTTGTTAATGCCTGCCTGGAGCGTGCCGGTATTCGTTCGACCCGCTCTGATTCTTCCAGCTCATATCTGGCGTTCGGAAAAATGCTGACACAGCCTGCATATGGCTGCATTGTCACATTCTCCCGTACCGGCGGCGGTCATGTCGGCTTCGTCGTCGGTAAGACAGAATCAGGTCAGCTGATGGTGCTGGGCGGCAATCAGTCAGATGCGGTAAATATCAAAGCATTCGGAACCGACCGTGTTACAGGTTACCGCTGGCCGTCAGGTGAACCGGTAGATAATCGTCCTCTGCCGGTTGGCAATGCTGCGTTGTCAGTGGAAGAGTCGTGATATGGACTGGCTGACAAAAGCTCTGGCCGGTATCTGCGTGGTGCTGGTCATCGGCCTGCTGCTTATCCTGCATCTGTATGGTGGGCTGAAAGATAACTATCAGCTGCTGTCCTCTCAGTTTGCTGAGCAGGTCGCCATCAACAAAGACTACAAATCCCGCATTCAGTCACTTCACGAACTCGATACCATGTACACGCAGGAGTTAACCAATGCCAAAACTGAAATTGATAGCCTGCGTGATGCTGTTAAGTCTGGCACTAAGCGGGTGTACATCAAAGCCGAGTGTCCAAAGAGCGGAGCCGATACCACCGAAGGCGGAAGCAATGAAGCCGCCCCACGACTTAGTGAAGCAACTGAACAGGATTATTGGCGTCTCAGAGAAATGATGGCTGAGAACGAAAAGCAGACCATGTATTTGCAGGACTACATAAAGACTCAGTGCCTGAAATGAAAAAGCGAGGCTAGCCCCGCTTTAACTAATCACCCCACCTTGCGATAAGGGTATCCGGCTTTTTTAATGTGAGCATCAAAATACTGGCCTTTTGATGATGCGTTCATTAATCCGCTGTGAATATGCGGAGGTACACCGGAGTACTGATAAATGCCACTACTGTGGAACGCAATTTCTAGCACGTGAGTGGCAGGGTCATAACCAACTGAACGAAGGTTTGAAGATGAAACAGGAACACGATTCAATTTCTAAATCTCCTATCATCGGGAAAAGTCCCGAAGAGATAGTAGAGCATTTCAATAAATATAACTTCGTGGACGATCACGGACACCGCCTTGAGTTTTGTCAGGACTTCATCGACTTAATCCGGGCGGCAACAACGCCTCGCTAAATAGCGGGGCTTTTTTATATCTGATTTCTCATAGCCTCATATAGTACGAACTATATCGGCAAGGAGGATGATCCACATCTTGACCACCGGGAACAGGCCGGTAGTGACCCAGCAACGTAGGTAACGTGGCGAAGGTTGCGCATCTCTCACATTTCACCCTGTGCACCACATGCACACATCTTTAAACACCAAGCCAATATTTAGGAATGAGTCCTGAGGCGATCAGTTATAGCTGATGTCGCTTTGGTGGGCTGATCTCCTATGTGGCAGGATTCATTACTAAGTAAGGTAGACATCATGCAATATCCAAAAGTTATTGTTAACGGCGTGTCCGTTCGTGTTGATGGTGAAGGTCGTTACAGCCTGAATGATTTACATGCGGCGGCAGTCTTAAAAGGTGAAGCCAATGAGTCACAAAGGCCGAGTAAATTTATCCGGAGTGCCGGAGTTAAGCGCTTTGTTTCTGCTCTCGATGCCAGAGGACAAAAAAGTCTTCTGAAAGGAAATCAATCACTTAAGGTAGTTAACGGCGGTAATGAGCAAGGCGTATGGGCTGCTGAATTACTGGCGATACGTTATGCAGCATGGATTAAGCCCGAGTTTGAAATCAGCGTATACGAGACATTCCGAGAAGCGACACTTAACGGGCTGTCGAACATGACCATGCTTAACCGCCTTGATCTGCTGATTGCCACTGAAAAGCAGGAGATTAGCCATTGCGCCCGCAGAATGAATAACTGGGGCGTTGGCGGACGGAAGAAGTCACTGACAGACACCAGAGCAAATATCATTGCACAGATGGACCCGGATATGGTTTCGCTGATGGAGGCGCACCAATAATCCGATGAAGCTCCGAATGCGGAGCCTCGTGGTCGAGTAGAAATTACAGCAATCGAATTTATAAAATTCTGCAAACGTCATTCATTGAGTGGCGTTGATAGAGATTTATATAAGTTTTCGGCTCCGGTGGTATCGGTGACTAACGGGGAAACACAAAACAAACCAGTTTATTGTTCTGATTGAGTGATAGCTATCAGGATTGCGTTGGAAAAAACGCTATCCTGTTTAGCTATATTCACATTCAATTAAGTGGAGTGACCATGATTTACCCAAATGTAAAAACTTATTACATAAGCGATGGCGCAACAGGTAGTAGGCTGGTTCGGTATGACGTAATTACCATCAGTAGCGATGAGTGCCTGATAAAGGTTTTTGATGACCAGCAGCGCGGCATATCTCCACCGCACTCCATTATCTTGGTCGATGAGTTTAAATTTACTAGAAGCGAATACATCAAAAGACATGGCATTGGTAATAACAGCATGGTCCGCCGTGATATGGCTCCGTCATTTGAAAGCGACATTCTCAATAAGTGCCAGGAGCACAGGAATTCACTCAAATGACATCACAACCCGCTTCGGCGGGTTTTTTATTACCTACGAGCCGCCGATCTCCTCTGCCACATTAGCCACGACCTGTGCCACTCCTCACAGCGAGCGTGTGGGCATCCAGAATAATCGGTAACACCGGGATAAAGACACCCTCATATGCGGCGACACCTGCCGTGGTGGAAGAAATGGTGATATCTCACAAAAATAAGGAATCGACATGGGACAACAATCTAAACAGGTTGGTTGCCCTAGCAAGCTGACTGATGAGCTAATCGCTAAGGCAAAAGACTATTTGTACGGCGGTTACAAGGAGCATGAAAATTCAGTCATTCCAAGTATCGCCGGTATGGCCTGTTATCTCGGCATAGCGCGGTCAACAGTATACGAATATGCAAAGCAGGACAGTGACCTCGGGCGGGAGTTTTCGGACACGTTAGAGGGGGTAATGGCTATGCAGGAATTAAAGCTGATAAACAGCGGACTGAGTGGTGAATTCAATCCGACAATTACGAAGCTGATGATGGCTAACCACGGATATTCAGAGAAGCAGGAAATAGACCATCAATCATCTGACGGGTCAATGACGCAAAAACCAACAGTGATTAGATTGGTGGGAGTATCACCTGATGGATCAGACAGTTGATTTACCAATTCCCGCCAAGTTAGTTCCGGTATTCGCAAAGGAAGGCGTTCGGTATCGTGGTTCGCATGGCGGGCGCGGTAGTGCAAAGACCAGGACGTTTGCAATGATGAGCGCGGTCAAAGCGTATCAGGCGGCAGAGCAGGGTATCAGCGGTGTTATTCTTTGCGGCCGTGAGTTTATGAACTCACTCGAAGAATCCTCAATGGAGGAAGTAAAACAGGCTATACGGTCTGTGCCATGGCTGAATGCTTACTTCGATATCGGTGAGAAGTATATCCGCACCAAATGCAGGAAAGTCAGCTACGTCTTTTGCGGGCTGCGGCACAATCTCGACAGTATTAAGTCAAAGGCAAGAATTCTGTTGGCGTGGGTCGATGAGGCGGAGTCTGTATCAGATTTAGCATGGAAAAAATTAAGGCCAACTGTCCGCGAGTCTGGTTCTGAAATATGGGTGACATGGAACCCGGAAAAAGACGGAAGCGCCACTGACAAGCGATTCAGAAAAAAGCCTCCCAAAAATTCAATTATCGTTGAAATGAACTACAGCGATAATCCATGGTTTCCTGATGTTCTGGAAGAAGAAAGGCTTGATGACCTAGATAGCCTGGAATATGCAGATTACGCATGGATTTGGGAAGGCGCGTATCTCGAAAACTCAGACAAGCAGGTGCTGGCGAATAAATACATTGTTCAATCGTTTCCTGATGACCTGTGGAAGAAAGCCGACAGATTACTGTTTGGTGCTGACTTCGGCTTTGCGAAAGACCCGAACACACTACTTCGCCAGTTCATTCTGGATAGCTGTCTGTACATCGAATATGAGGCATACGGCATCGGCGTGGAACTTGACCACATGCCAGCGTTTTACGACAAGATACCGGAGGCGAGGAAATGGCCCATCAAAGCCGATTCAGCGCGTCCGGAAACAATCAGTTATCTCCGCCGCCAGGGATTCAATATCTCAGCCGCCAAAAAATGGCAAGGCAGCGTAGAGGACGGAATCACATTTCTGCGCGGATTTAAGCAGATCATCATTCACCCCCGCTGCAAAGAGACAGCAAAAGAAGCCCGTCTTTACTCGTACAAAACAGACCGGATTACCGGCGAGGTTCTGCCGGTGATTGCTGACGCTCATAACCATTGCTGGGATGCGTCACGATACGGACTGGATGGGTATATCAAGGGGCGAACAACAGTCTGGGACATCATGTAATGACTAAGAAAAATTTAATCGGTCGTCTCAATGATGGCTTGAGTAGCCTGATGACTTCTCTCGGTGAGAAAATCGGTGCAGTGAAGTACAGCAATAAGCGTGACAGGGTTCCTGATACTGAGCTTGAGGCACTTTACGAGGGGTCATGGGTCGTAGCGAAGTACATCAACAAAACCGCTGACGACATGCTGAAATTGCCGCGGGAGTTCTCTGGTGATATTGACGAGGCACTGAAGCAGCAAATCCGTGATATGGAGGCGGAGCTTAATCTTAATCAAGCCTTCCGTGATGCGCTTACGTGGGCGTCACTGCTGGGTGATGCAATGGTTGTCGCAGTTACTGATTGCGATGATGAGAAGATAGTCTATCCGCTGGATTTGAAGGCTGAGGATATCATCAAATTCATCGTACTGAAGAAAGGGGAGTATACGCCTGACTCGCATGTTATCGCTGATATCACATCTCCGCATTTTGGTGAGCCGGTTACATATCAGATAGACATCGGAACAAAGCAACTGAAATTTCACCACTCCCGCTGTCACCGAATAAAGCTTGGCAAGCACAGCATCAAAGATCGGAAAAAATTCGGCACGTCAGACCTTCAGGCGCCCTATGTCGCAATCAAGACATTCGATACAGCCATTGTCAGCACTGGCGACACTATCCAGGAGGCGAACGTTGATGTGATGTTCCTGTCCGGAATGAACGCACAGATTGATGCGGGTATGGAAAATCAGGTGCTTCAGTATGCAGCGGTGATGAAAAAAACGAAGTCATCAACCGGACTGATGCTTATCGACGCGGGGACCGCAGAAGCACCGACGCGGTATGAGCAAAAGACGGCACAATTTACCGGGCTCTCAGACGTGATAACAAAAATGGCAAACGTCCTTGCCGGTGCGCTGGACAGGCCGATCACAGTTCTGTTCGGGCAGTCAGCCAGCGGGTTCAACTCCGGCGAAGAGGACAACAAAGCATATTACGAAACTATCAACGGATTACAGGAATCACGCCTGCGCCCGATGCAGGATTTCGTCGACCAGTTCATTCTCGACAAACTCTCCGTCAGTGACGAACTCAAATACACGTATCCGTCAATTGACAGTATCAACGAGGCCGAGCTGGCAACGCGATTTACTGCGTACTCGACCGGCTTTGCATCGATGCTGCAAAACAGCGTGATTGACGAGGAAACAGTACTGAAAGAAATGGTGGCACGTGGTCTGCTTGTGACTGTTACAGATGCGGACATTAAGAAGATTGTCGAATCATCAGGATATGGTGACTATGGAACTTCAGCAGCTTTTGGAGCACAAACAGGGGCGGCTCAAACCACGCCGAAGACGAATGCGACCAATCCGGCAGAGCAAGCGTTCTGAGGTCTGGTATCGTGACCGGCTTTACTCGGTTATTGACGGCATCGCAGACCAGATAATCGCAGAGTTAGAAACGCCAACACTGAACGACGCACCAAACACACCACCCATCAGCATCACCGCCAAATTATCCAGAGCTATACAGAAAGTTGCCAGCATGTCCTTTGCGGACATCGCCAGCCGCCTTTCGTTTGGTCTGGTAAATCGAGCAAACCAGCAGAACAAAGAGCAGACGCAGCGTACGTATAACGAAGCGTTCGGTATTGACCTGACCGGCATGCTCGGTGATGAGGCTATACGTGCTGACATGGACAAGGCGGTGAAAGATAACGTCGATTTAATCGAGTCGATAAAGAACGATTTCATCAACGATATCGGTGCTGAAGTGTTTGGCAATCTGAAAGACGGCGGGCGGCACGAGAACCTTGTCGCATCCATCCGTGAGCGCGGAAAGGTGTCAAAAAGCCGTGCGAAGTTTATCGCCCGTGACCAGACCGCAAAACTCAACGCAGCGCTGACGGAATCACGCAGTCGTGCGCTCGGACTTGACCTGTACGAGTGGGGAGGCGCTGGCGATGAGCGGGAGCGCGATAGCCATTTCCAGCTTAACGGCAAGCTCTGCAAATATTCCGACGACTCTGTTTACTCGGACGATGGCGGCAAAACGTGGAAGAAACGCAAATCAATCGGGGCATACGAAGGACATCCGGGAACTGACTTCCAGTGCCGGTGTGTCGCGCTGCCCTATGTCTCATGGGATTAATTAATGGCATGGAAAAAAACACCGCAGGGGTACGCTGTTACTACTGCGACGATAACCCGTGCCGGGCCGATTGAGTACTACGGCCACGAAATCGGGTTAACCGGCAGCGATGCCAACAAAAAAATATCCATTCTCCGCACACTCGAAGAACTCTCCAGACCGGAAACGCTTAAATCATTTGAAGGACTCCCGCTGACACTGACGCACCCGGACAGCGGTGAAGTTACGGCAGGTGATCACAAAGAGAAAGCGATAGGTCACATCCAGAACGTCAGAATTGAAGGCGACAAGATTGTTTGTGACGTCTACATCACGGACGCCGCGGCAATCGCAACGCTGGAAGAAACAGATGTCCGGGAGGTGTCTGTCGGCTATGAACCGGCTGAAATCGAAGAGCGTGGCGGGAAGCTATATCACATCAATATTCGCGGCAATCATGTCGCCGTGGTAGCAGAAGGGCGCTACGGCGCTGATGTTCGTTTAAACGACAAGAAAGGTAAAACAATGTTCAAAACATTAAAAGACGCCATTGCATTTATGCAGGGCAAAAAACTGAAAGACAGCGAGGGCGCTGCGCTCACTGCTGATGAGATTGTCGGGATGATTGCTGCGCTGGAAAAAGCACTGGCGGATCTGGAAGGCAATGCATCAGAGGAAGCGCTGGCGAAATCGCAGGAATTGATTGCGCAACTGGCAGAGCTGAAGGCTCAGTTGGAAGGCATGAATGCTGCGCCAACGGATGCCGATCCGGAAACGCCACCTGGTGACGACAAAGACGCAAAAATCGCAGCGCTGGAATCGGAGAACGCACAATTACGTGAAGAAAACCAGAAGCTGAAAGAGGAGCTTGAGCAGATTAAAGCGGATGGCGAAACAAGCTCAACGCTGAACGATGCCAAGGCTCGTTTCCCGAAACTGAAATTCACCGATGCGAAGTCGGCGCGTGATGTCCGCGCCATCGTCCTGAAAAGCACCGGCGCGTTTAATGACACACAGGTTAAGGCAATGACTGACAGCGAAGTCCGCGCAGCATACGCAGCCGTACAGGCCACTCAGAAGCCACGCAGCACTATCGGCGAGCACCTTCTGAATGACTCAGCGAACAAACCAACAAAATCAGTCTCCCAGCGCTTAGGAGGTAAAAAGTAATGTCATTTCATAATGCAAAATGGGATTCCCCGTCCGGCATCCTGCGTCCGGGCACAGTTCGTCGCGCCTCCAGCTCTGACGATAAAATCTGGGGCGAAGAGAATCGCACCGAAAAAGACATGGACTACGGCATTTTTGTTGCCGTGAATCCGGAAGGCGGCGTGAAGCACATCGAAGCGGCAACAGATATGGTCCACGGTATCGTTGTCCGCGACATCTACGGCGATAAAGCCCCGCACAACAAACAGACTAATATCGGGCATTTCTCTCACGGTGACTGCGTGGGCGCGTTGACAGTCGACGACGCGGAGTTCGTTCGTGGTGACCGCGCTTACATCGTGGCAACTGGTGCAGATGCGGGGAAAGTAACCAAAATCGCAGCAGGCAACATCGACCTCGGTTATTGGGTTGAAGATGTCAGCAAAGGCAGCAATTGCGCGGCTATCACTCTGGGCTATATCCAGAACGTACAACAGGCAGGCTCAGGAGAGTAATTAATGGCTATTGAAACCGCATTTTTTGAAGAAGCACTGCAGGAAGCGCTGACCGAGCGTGATATGCAGTTGCAGGAAAAGACCCTGCCTGAAATCAACATTGCTGAAGCAATCCCGGTCAATGAGGGGCTGGATTTCATTCAGGAGTACGTTGAGTACGGGCGTACTGAAGTGATGGGGTCTGTGTATGACGGCATCATCGGTAACAAAACAAACTCACTGGTCACCATCGACAGTGAAATCGAGATGGAAAAAGCGCCGGTTGCGTATTGGGGGAAAGCGGCAACGTGGACTACTCAGCAGGCTGAGAAACTCGGCGCGGTTGGTTTTAACCTGCCGACGAAAAAGCAGGATGACCTGTACGCAAACGCCCTGGCAACCATTCAGTACAGTGGTTATCGCGGTCACTCCAAAGTAAAAGGGCAGGAAGGGCTGCTGACCGGCAAGCACGTAGAAATTATCGCTGACAAGTCGAAAAAGACTATCTCTGCTATGACGGCTGAAGAATTTATCGCGATGGTACTCGACGCTTACAACGTGGCATGGGCCGCATCCGGCTACCGTGTACAGCCGACTCATATTGCTATGGATGCTGCTGACTTCATGCTGGCAATGCAGAAGTTCGACACCAACAGCGTGATTGTCGGCGTTGACCTGTTGCCGGTATCGGCAATGGATCGCGTTATGGCCGCACTGCGTAAAGCCTCCGGTGACAGCGCGTTCAGTATCAATTTCGTGAAGATCCCTTCCGAGTATGCACGTGAAGTGAAAGAAGGATTGACCCGTCTGGTCATTTACACCTACGACGAAGAATACATCGAAATGAAGGTGCATATGCCTGAGCTTTTACCCGTTCGCCAGCGTGACTTACTGACTTATGAGTGTGGTTATCGTGCGGCGTTCGGCGGGGCAATGTGGAAGGTTCCGGCGTCGGCTGTGTATGTGGACTACAAAACCTCGCCAGCTAAAGCAGCGTAACCTCCGGGGGTAGCATGGAATTCCTCAACCGTTACCCCGAATTTACCGAAGTAGACCCCGACAGAATAAAAACAGCCCTTGAGGATGCGGAGAATCAGATGTCCCGCAAAGTCTGGGGTAAATTATTTGAACAGGGTCATCATGCACTCGCCGCCCATCTTCTTTACGTTTCCGGCGCATTAACCAAAAAAGGCAGCACCAACGGCGCACCTGTTCAGGCAGCAACGAGCAAGACCGCCGGCGGGATATCTGTTGGTTACTCTGCGCCTGATTCGGGATTTGCGTCGAACCACAACGGCTATGCCTCCAGCACCTACGGGCAGGACTATATCCGGCTCCGTAAGCTGGTCGGCGTTCACTTTCTAGCGGTGCCATGATCAGAAACTCCGGTAACTTCAAAGGCGCGGGCCTCAAAGCATTAGAGGCCCGTATCCGTGAAATGGGTAAGAAAAAAGTGGTGGTCGGCGTACCGGCGGCAACGAATGGCGCCCGTAAAGACGGACTGAGTAATGCCACCATTGCCGCAGCGCATGAGTTCGGTGTGCCAGGTCATATTCCTGAGCGTTCGTTTCTGCGGTCTACGCTGGGCGAGAATAAGGGCAAGGCGACAGGATTGCTTATTCGTGAACTGAAGGCTGATATCTCACAGGGTGATTTTTCAGGCAGGGCATTTGCTATTGTCGGCGAGAATTTATCCGGCGAGGTTAAGCGGAAAATTCAGTCCGGTATTGAGCCTGCGCTTGATCCTGAAACGGCGAGGCGTAAAGGGTCATCAAAACCGCTTATTGACACCGGCAACCTGCTTCAGTCCATAACCTACGAGGTACGCGATAAATGATGGATAACTTTGCTGAAGATATCTTCTCCGATCCGTTCTTTGCGCAGGAACGTGAGTTTGAATCCGAGTCCGGTGAAAAACGTACGCTGACCTGTATTGTTCAGCCAGCCAGCACCACTGACCTGCAAATCCTGCCGGAGGGTGACCGCTATAACCCGACAGTCCGCGTGATGACGCAGGAGCCGATTACGCCGAAGGATTTGTTTTACTGGAATAACCACCGCTGGCGCATCATCGACAAATCACCGTGGAATGATTATGGCTATTACGACACTCTCGCGACTCGATATGAAGGCAGTCAGACGGGTGATAGCGAAGGTTTCCCAGTTACCTGAAGACAAGGTGATTGACGGCAACGGCGAGACAGATGTATCGGCGTGGAAGTATTACATTTCTGTTAATCAGGGAGCATCCGACCCCATCGGGACAGAAATCAAGTTTGACGGCCTGAATGAAAAAGAAATCATCACGACCACGCGGGAAACCATTATCTCAGTCAATGCCTTCGGAAATAACGCTTACCTCCTGTTGGAAAACTTCTCAACCGCACTATCAACCCACTTTGCACAGCAACTATTAAAAAGTATAGGTGCTGGCATCGTCCGTAAATCTCAAATCCGCAACCTGCCGACAGCCATTGCCGGTGGTAAGGAACAACGGGCGCAAATCGATTTAACTCTCTCTCACATTCACCGGATGGAAGCCCCGTTAAACCGTGGCGAAACCGTGGATATTACTGTCGAGGACGATTAGTAATGAGTTTACAAATTAAAGAGGTGGTCAACGCTCAGATCCTCCCGCAGTCGGCAGCGGCACAGCGGAAAGATTTAAGCATGGTCGCCATTTTCACATCCGATATCGGAGAGCCGTTTCAGGATGCACTCACTCGCTATGTATTCGTGTCTGACGCAACTGATGTGGCTAACCTGTTCGGTACAGGCTCAAAGGCGCATAAAGCGTCTCAGGCGTTATTTTCGGCACGTCCGAAGTTGAAGCGAGCCATGATTGCGCGATTCGCAGAAAAGGCGCAGGAGATTCCGGCCACAGCGAACGCATTGAAAGGGTCAACGCTTTCTTCCGGTATCAACGCATTCAAGGCCATCACTGACGGCACAATGACGCTGAATATCGGCGGTGAGGAAGTTGTGTTGTCCGGTATGGATTTCAGTAAGGCTATCGACTTTACCGATATCGCTGCGGTGATTGAGGCGAAACTGCCGGAAGATGCCAATTTACAGGCCGCCTGGGACGCTGTGGGTCATCGTTTTATTATCCGGGCGGCAACCGCAGGTGCTTACCCTGCAACCCGTATCGGTTACGCCACTGAACCGGCAAACGGGACTTATGTCGGCGGCATGCTGAAGCTGGAAGACGGACAGGCAACTATCGTCACCGGGAAAGCGGCGGAAACAGTCCCGGCGGAATCACCGTCTGAGGCACTGCACAAGCTGCAGAATATCTATCAGGACTGGTACGGCGTGTATTTCGCTGACCAGCTGACAGATGAACAACTTGATGATGCGCACACCTGGGTAGCAGCGGCTGACATGAAAGTGATGGCCTACACTGCTATCCGTGATGAGCAAATCGAGTGGGACAACGACAACATCCTGAAAAAGCTGTACGACAAAAACAGCGGACGCCTGATGGTGCAGTTCAACAAGACCGGTGATGACCACGCGGCGGCTGAATTACTGGCTATCGCGGTATCGACGCAGTGGAGCGGTCAGAACACGGCGAAAACCGTGAAGTTCAAGCAGCAGACTTCTGTCCGTTCTGATGACCGGATTACACAAACCGAAGCGCAGAAGTGCCGCCGCCTCGGTATCAATTTCTACACCGACTATGACGGCATCAATATGCTGGCCGAAGGCACCATGCTCGGCAAGACGTTTATCGATGAGGTGATGGGGCTTGATGCGTTTATCGATGCATGTCAGAAACAGGCATTCACCACGCTTCAGGCTAACCCGACCAAAGTTCCGCAGACTGACAAAGGGCAGTCGATGCTTATCGGCGACCTGAATATCATCGGGCGCGAATTTGTGCGCAACGGCTTTATGGCAGGCGGTCTCTGGCGCGGAAATGATATTGGTGAAGTCACCTACGGCGACCGGCTGGAAGAGGGATTTTACTTCTACTCATACAGCTTCGACACGCAGTCACAGGCAGAGCGCGAAGCCCGTAAGATGATGCCGATCATGTGCGCCATCAAACTGGCCGGGGCCGGTCACTCTGTTGACCTGATTGTTCAATTTAACCGTTAAGGGGTAATCAATGGCGGTATACAGACATGACCGTAGTATTCTCATGCTTAATGGCTACGAGATTACTGCGTTCGATGAATCCAGTGATTCATTATCCATTGCTCCGGTCGGTGATGACGGCGCAATGACAGTTGGTGCTGCGGGACGCGCTGTGTTTGTGTTCACCGGTAACGAGTCCGGCACGCTGACAATAAAACTGTTGCAGCATTCTGCGGATAACGAATTTTTATCCGGACTCCGCAACCGCATTCTGAATAGTCAGTCAGCGCCAACGCCGGTGGAGATGTATTTCAAAGACACCTGGAACGGTGACGAGATCACCGGTGAGCGCGGTTTTTTCACCACACCACCAACGCAGGCGCGCGGTACAGGGCATAACGCCCAGACATGGACGCTTCAGTTTGAGCGGGTAGTAACCAAATTGGCAAAAGGGGTATTTAACTGATGGAAATCGACGGCATCACTTACGAACACCGTGACGCGAACTTTATCATGGCTAAAACGGTCGGCATGAAACTCATGCAGTTGCTGAAAGGCAATATCACGCTGTCCGGCAGTGAAGTGAATATCGACATTGGCGGCGCACTGGCGAATATCGGCACCCCTGAGTTTTCGGATGTCGAAAAGTTTGTTCTGAAATTTGTGACAGTGACTGATGAATCCGGCGCGGTTGTTCATATCGATCAGCCTGACGTATTTAACGCCCATTTTAACAAGCACAAATCGCATTACTTCCAGTTGATCATCGACGGACTGAAGTTCCACTTTGCCGGTTTTTTGCCCGCTGGCCTCGCATCCAAAGTAAATACGCTGGACTTGGACAATCTGAATCTGGTGTAGACGGCGATACTGACTGGTTAAAAATGCTCCCCGTCATGGAGGGCAAATACACCGGTCATGACCTGAGAACCACAGCAACGCTCGACGATGTGCTTGATTTTCATGAGGCATATGTCGAGCGTTTGTTATCTCAACAGAGGGCAGAGGATGGAAATAGAGGAACTTCTGGTCGCCATCGGTATTGATACCTCACAGGCGGCAAAAATTCAGGAGGTCGTCGTTGCCCTCGGTGCTGCTGCGGTTACGATGGCAAATGAGGCCAACAAAATAAACGGCAATCTGGACACCATTGGCGAAAGTGCTGCGCAGGGTGCGGAGGAGGCCGGTAAAAAGGCTGAAGAAGCCGGGCGCAGCATGAGTAAACTGAAGATGATCGCCGTCGGAGTCGGCGCGGTTATCGGCTTTGTCTCCGGTAAGGTGCTGGGCTTTCTCGACAGTGCGATTGCCGGTGCGAAGAATCTGTCAAAAGAGAAAGGGCTGCTGTTCGATATCTCAAAGCAGGAGCTGCAGCAGGCTGATGAGTATCAGGAGGCCATGAAGAAAACAGGGCTGTCGATTGAGTCGATAAAGACAAAGATAGCCCTGAACCTGGTACCGCAGCTGACTGCCATCACGCAGAAATTCAACGACTGGCTCGGGGCCAACAAAGAGCTGATAGCCGCAGGACTGACAAAAGTCATCCAGTGGGGCGGCAAATTCTTCCAGGTGATTATTAACACCGGTCGCGCCATCGGTAAGGTTATCGACAATACTATCGGCTGGAAAGGTGCGCTGGCGTTGCTGGCTGGGGCATTCCTGTATCTGAACAGGGCGATGCTGATGAACCCGATAACATGGGTAGTTGCCGGTATCGTCGGACTGATGCTGTTGCTGGATGACCTCATGGTGTATCTGGACGGCGGTGAATCGCTGTTCGGTGACTTCTGGGGCGCATGTATCGGCTGGATTAAGGACGTCATTGCCTGGTGGAATGAGTTTTACGCCAGCAACAAAGAAATCCTTGATGCGGTATTCGCTGCATGGTCGAAAGGCTGGGAGGCGATTAAAACGATATTCGGCGGGGTCTTTGACTACATCAAAAACCTGATGAAGCTGATTGTCGGCATCTTTACCGGTGATACGGATTTAATCGGTGAAGCCTGGCAGGGAATGTCAGATGCGATTGAGAAGATGTGGGAGGGACTGAAGCTGTATTTCAGTGCTGTTTTCGACTTCCTCGGCGCATTGTGGACAGGTTACAGCAAAGCGGCATCCAAAGCGTGGGATGTGGTTATGCGCGTAGTCCGGCGTGTGTTTGACTGGATTAAAAACGGCGTGAAAGCTGCTGTTAATGCGGTTAAAACCACCTTCCTCGCTGTTGTTGACTTTATCGCCGCGCCATTCCGTAATGGCTGGAACCTGGTTAAAAAGCTGTTCGATATCTGGGGTAACGATTCCTCATCGTTCACAGACAAAATCAAAGAAACCTTTGAGGCTGTCGTGAAGTTTGTCTCTGAACCGTTTGAAAAAGCGTTTAAGGCCATTGAAAAGGCATTTGATGAAGTGATGAACTGGATCCGGAACGGGCTGGATGAAGTCGAAAACTCAGAGTTGATGAAGAAAATCAGGGCAAATCCGGAACTATCGATGACCGGCGGGATCAGGAGAATGGATTTCGGTATACCGCCGCCTCAGTCGGTCGTTAACGGTGGCAATCAGAGCACGAACACATATACCTTTGATGTTAAGCAAACTATCAATGGGAATGATGCGACAAAAGCTGCAAATACTGCTGTTGATGGATTAACTAGGGAGTTAAAGCGCACTTTCAACAATGAAGGAGGTGTATTCGCCCCGATTTAGATTTATTGATTTGCTTTATTTTGCGCGGTGGCAATGGCAATATATTCATTACATTAATTTACATATTGAGGTAGGTAATGAATTTCTTATGGTTAGGTGTGGTCATATGCTCAGCTATTGGTATATTCCAAGGGTTAATTCCTGCGGTTATGTTTGCCAATAGCGCCCCTCAGCAAGCTGCTGGGGCTGCAATCGGCATTGCGTGGGCTGTGATTCCTTACTGTATCGCAAAGGCGATCAGCATGACGAGACCGAGAGCGGTTGTTGTTGAGCCAGCAAAAGAAGAAAAAGCAGAGACAAAAGCATAACAACCAAGCCCCTTCTGGGGCTTGTTTTTTCTTAACTAGCCAGTGTGTTTGGTGTCATTTTTTACTTTTTTAGCATGAATGGATGCAGCTGATTACGCTTGTTTTTTATTTTGCTCTTTGCTTTTTTCGTAACCATACTGAAATTTTCCATTTTAAAGAATGGGCACCAGTAAACATCTTTTTCGACAGAGAACGCCTGATACTGATCTTCTGGACTAACTGGTATTAAGGGGTCATAAAAACGATATGCGGCCTTTTTGCATGGGGCAGTGATAGTAAACCCAACGTTATCCATGTCAGTATATGTCGGCTTTTTCAGGAATTCCGACTCCCGCAGGTGACACAAACAATTCGCCAATGGGTTATTACATCTAGTTGCATCCATAATGCAGGATAACACCATAGAGGTAGCCCATGAATTACCAAGCGTTCTCCCCTTATAAATGTGGGTAAAGCCTTTCCATCCTCCAGCCACATTCAGTATTTCACAAGCAATCTCGCAGTCTCTCAATACTGATGGATTTATTGAGCATAAAGTAAATAGTTTTTCATCAACAATAACCTGCCTTGAGGTTACTTTTGCGGCTAGCTCGATTGCTAGTTTGTAGTTTTTAGAGCGGCTTTTGGGGATGACAAGAAGTATGTTATCGGATGAGTTTTGATATAAGTCCCTATCTGAAAATGTTGGAATTGATATGTCACTATTCATTATTATCACCGTTTTTTAATTGCTCTATTACTAATTCAATTTCATGGATTTTTTTTGATAGTGAGACTAAATCAAGAACTTCAATATTTTTATTTTTATCAACCCATGCCTCAATAGCCGCAATCATCTCTTGGTTTGCTGATCGGCCATTAGCCTCTGCGAGCTCAGCCACCCGGTCTTTTAGCTCGATAGGGAGCCGTAGGTTTACCTGTGGATTTTTGTATTTTCTTTCTGACATGATGAGACCCGTAAGTTTTTTACAGGATAAGTAGGTATCTATTGACTATCAATGCGTACCTACATAATATGTATGCGTACCACATACAAAAGGAGACAAAATGAAAGCACAGAGCCCATCCTCAGTACGCTTCCCTGATGAGATTGTGATTATTTTGCGTAATTTGGCAAAAAGTAATGATCGGTCTTACAGCAAAGAGATATTAAGCAGAGTTAAGCGCACATTGAAGCAGGACGGATTACTAAGTGAATGTGACGCATAGATATATCCACATAAACGGCGAAGCCCCAATTGCGCTAACAACTGAGGCCTCTAAATCGCCAGAAACTTCGGAGTGACTGACATGACAAGTATATCAACAATCAACGTACCTTTCCACGGCGACAATCTGTACTTGGTGAGCTATGAAGGCCAGCCATTTGTTGCAATGCGCCCATTTATTGAAAATATGGGGCTAGATTGGGCATCACAATATACAAAGATAAAACAACGTTTTAAGACCTGCGTTGTGAATATCACAATGCAGCTTCCGTGTGATAATCAGCGCCGTAGCGTGGTCTGCTTAGCACTTAAAAAGCTGACCGGCTGGCTTCATACGATCAATATCAACAAGGTCAGGCCAGAGATACGAGATAAGGTTGCTGCTTACCAGGATAAAAGTGACGATGTTCTGTATGAGTACTGGACTACCGGCGAAGTAAAGAAAAAACCAAACTTCCGCCAGTCCACGGCGAAAGAACTCATTCCGTTACGACAGACAGCCGAGCGACTCATTGCTCACGGTGTCGGCAATATCTACCCGGACATCTGGAAACGCGTTCACGCTGAGTTCGGTGTGCAGCACATTAACGAATTGCTGCCGGAGCAAATCCCGCTGGCGATATCGTATCTGGATGCGCTGGAAGGCGAGTACATTCCGAAGCAGCAAAAAATCGCCAGTCTCAGTGCTGATAAAGAAAGAGATATCTACAATGTGAATGCGCTGGCAAAACAATATGAAGCCATTTACACCGCGTGGAAAGTTGATTTATATCCGGCATTGGTGAGTATGGATTCTCCGATTGCCAAGCGGTTATATGACCGGTTTAAAACCGGATATGCATTCCTCATGTACTTGCAGACCAGTCTTAACGGTAAGCACCCCGCATTAATCAATTAACACCCACAGGCCACGGACGGCCTTGTAACCCGAAAGGGGCTTATTTTTGCGTAGTCTGGTTGATATTGCAGCAAAAATCATCATATAGTGGGCAGATGATCAAAAATCAGTAACTACTTGCATTAATTTAGTGGTTAAATAGTTATGATGAAACTCAACTATTGGAATTATTATGTCAAATAACAGGAAAGTGATAGGCAAAAGTAGTGATTTTCGTAGCTATTATGCAGAAACTGTCGGTATCATTGACTCGTCACTAGGTGATAACAAACTATTTGATTTAACATTTCTCAACAGAGAGCCAACACCTATAATCATAAAAAGTGATACATCTGGTGAAAATGATATTTTAACTATGGAAAATATCACTGATCTTAAGCATGTATGCACAGTAAAAATAAGTAGAAAGCAGCTTGTAGCCTTGGGTGAGGTGATAACTCAGATTGTCAAAGATACAGAAGATAAATCTGAGGAAGAATAAAACCCATGACTGTTAAATGTAACCTTGGTATATCTATACAACAAGAGGGTGGACAACCATACACAGTTGTATTACCAGGACTGGAGCAGTCTGTTGTGGAAAGTACGGTTAATCACCTCCGGGATATAGGCAGTGCCGCCGGTGCCTTCACTTTTACCAGCGAAGGCAAAAATAAAGATAAGAGTAAAAAAACGCAAAAGCAACAGGAGGCCGATATGTCAGGTAATATCACCAAGACAGAACTTGAAGCTCTCCTGAGAGCTAACAAGTCAGAAGTCGATGTTGTGGCTGCTAACATCCAAAAGGAGATGGCCGAGTGGCGGGAGCAACAAAATGCTCAGATGACAGAAGTCAATAAAACACTGAGTATTTTGAATGTTAAAATGGATGAGCGATTTGAAAACCAAAAGCAATCATCAACTCGCATTCAGTGGATGGTCGGTGTAGCCATCGCAGCGGCTGCGTTAGTTCCTGCATATTTCGGGATGGTAAAATCAGAACCTGCGCCGATGCAACAGCCAACTATTGTTTACGTGCAACAACCAGCTCCGGCAGTGCAAGCCACACCACCACAAGTGCAGCCAGCGCCACAGCCTGTGCCGCAAGAGTCGACACCAGAGCCACAAAAGGCTCCAGCTACAAAACAATAAAGACCCGCTCTGGCGGGTTTTTTGTTGCCTACTGTTCCACCGAGCCACCATTGATTTAACAGCACTTTCCACGTAATAACCTCACAAAATGATCCCCCGCTTAACTGCGGGTTTCGTCGTTCGTCTCAACACTTCAAATAAAAAAGGTATACTTTATGAGCAATCTTATTATGAATAAGGATTATACATTTATGACTGAAATAGATTTTGAAGCGTTGGGGCGCTGCCATTACTTGCGCGGAAAGATGGCTAACGCTGCCAAGCGCAGAGATGATGCATTTGTAGGTATGACCAAGGGATATACGCAAGACCCTAACCCATACGACAGAATCCATGAAGTTGATATGGCAGCATTCACCCAAAAAGCAAAAGAATTCGAGACGGCGAATGATGAGTTAACTCTACTGGTGAATGAATACAATCAGTGGGCAGAAAAAGCAGGTGAAAGAACCATGAAGTGGATTAAAAGCCGCTACTGAGCAATAGCAAACACAACAAGGTCGCAATAGCGGCCTTTTTTATTGGGTGGAATATGGATTTACTCAGCGGATTTAACACATCCAAACGCACTACAGTTGTCACCCGATCTATCGGTGAGTTCGAGCTGGACGCGGTAACGGTCGAGGGGCATGAGTCCAGTATGCGGCTCACTGAAAACCCTGTCGAGTCCGGCGCGGATATTGCAGATCACGCGATACTGGAACCGAAAGAGATTACTGTGACCGGCGTTATGGTCGGTTACGAACCGCCACAGCACTTCAAAAACATGCTCGGGAATGACCTGGCGTTTATGGACGAATACCCGATGCCGATGGAGATACGTGCCAGCACCCGACAGGCAGAGGCTATGTACAACCAGATAATCGGACAGACACAGGATATCAAAGCACAGGTCGGCAAAGTTCTGGCTCCGTGGTACCCGGAAGCCGCAGGCATGGCTAACGATTCGTCACCGTCACTGGACAGGGTAGGTAAGGCCTATGAGGACTTACTCAGCATCCAGAAGAAAGGTGAACCGATAACCGTACAGACCGGTATTAAGCAGTACGAAAACATGATGATAGTAAGCATCGGCGTTACCCAGCAATATGACGGCTCTGCGGAGTTCTCACTGACACTGCGGGAGATATTCATTGTTGAGTCACAGAAAGCACAGGGTATTCACCCGGACGTGAAAGCGTCATCACCCACGAAGAAAAATATGGGTAAGACGCAGCCGAAGAAATCCAGCAATACCTCATTACTGACGGATTTAACCAGATGACATACGAAATACCGGTATCAACCGAAGAAATCCAGGAGCAGTCGTTTGAAATGTCCGGCCTGAATGTCCGGCTCACGCTGTACTTCAACCGCATTACTCAGGGCTGGCAGTTCGACCTGTACGATACCAACGAAAACCGGTTCATCACGCAGATGCAGGGTCTGGCTGTTAACGCTCCGGCACTGCTGGAGAAAAACATCCCGTTTTTGCTGATTCTGTCTGACGGATCCGGAACAGGTATTAACTCCATGAGCCGCAGTGAACTCGGTAAAAGACTAACTCTGTACGCAGTGGATAAGGAGGAATGGCGTGAAGCAATTCGGGCGATTAATTAATCTCCGCATCGGTAACGAAAAAGAGTCCATCGAAATAACCAATCTCCGCATTTCATTCAGTGTTGAAAAAACCTTAACCAGCGAACCAAACCCAGCCGTTATCCGTATCTGGAACCTGAACGGGTCAAACCGCAACCTCATCACCAGTAAAATCTATAACCGCCTGTCGCTGTCTGTGGCGTACCGGGAGGATGAGCTGCGGATGATTTACAAGGGCGACATCACGGATGTGGTGACACTGCGTGACGGGGCGGACTTCATCACCGAAATGACCTGCGGTGACGGGCACTCGGCATACACAAAAGCGAAAGTGAATAAAACGCTGAAAGCCGGTTCGACAGATAAAGACATCATGAACGAAGCCGCAAAATCAATGGGCACTGAAAAAGGCGTGGTGTCACTGCCAAAAGACAGGGCTTTACCTCGCGGAAAAGTCATCACCGGCAACGCCAGGGATGTGATGCATAAAGTCGGCCGTAATAATAATGCGGACTGGTCAATACAGGATGGTCAGGTAACAGTTCTGCCAAAAGACAAAGTGGTGTCGGATAACGAAGGGTTCGTGGTATCGCAGACAACCGGCATGATTAACAGCCCGGAGAAAACGGATAACGGCTTACAGATAACCATGCTGTGCAATGCCGCGTTACGGATCGGCGGGCTGGTCCGTGTTGAGTCCATCATTCCGGAGTATAACGGCGATTACAAAATCACAGAGCTGGAACACGCCGGCGATTTTATGGGTGATGACTGGTATACGAAAATAACCTGTGTCGGCGGGAAATATCAGAAGGTGGAAAATGGCAAATCCAAGTCTGCTTGATGTGCTGTCGCAGCATGCGTCAAATGAGAGGAATGACATTCACACGGCATTACCGGCTAAAGTGGTGTCATGTGACGGGCACAGTGCAACTGTGCAGCTGATGATTACTCAGGTTATGAGGGGTGGTGAAACGCTGGCGCTTCCGCCACTGGTTGATGTGCCTGTCGGGTTTTATCGCGGTGGCGGGTTCTGTGTGACGGTCCCGGTAAAAGCAGGCGATGAGGGGCTGGTGATATTTGCGGAGCGCTGTATCGACGGCTGGTATGTGTCAGGGCAGCAATCAGCGCCGCTGGATACGCGGTTTCACGATTACTCAGATGCGTTTTTTTTACCGCAGGGCAGCAGTCAGCCAAACCGCATACCGGCTTATTCCGCCGATTCTCTCTCACTGCAGACCGATGACGGATCCACGTTCATCCGCATAAAACCGGGAAAAATCATCATGCAGGGTGACATTGAGCACACCGGAAACCGGACGCAGCAGGGAAATTCACTGGTGAACGGCGATCACTCAGTCAACGGCAACAGTGAATCTTCCGGCGGTACCATCAAACACAACGGTAAAGATATCGGCGATACACACACGCACAGTGGTGTTGAAACCGGCGGCGGGAATACAGGGGCACCAAACTGATGAGAATGCGACGATTAGACGAAAACCACGACTGGACATTCGGCAGTGGCCGCAGCGATTACGCCACAGAATCGGAAGCCATTTCTCAGTCGGTAGAGACCCGTTTATTGTCATTGCACAGCGACTGGTTTCTGAATCGTGATCACGGTGTGAAATGGTTCGATTATCTGAAAAAAAATCCGAACCTGGTGAATATGGAATCCGAATTAAAGAAAACAGTACTGAATACAGACGGAGTGACTGAAATTACCGGGTTCAATATCTCCCTTGATCCTGACACGCGGAAAATCACTGTCAGTGTTGATTACATTGATATTTATGGTAACAAAATGGGAGTGAATACAGATGCTCCAAATAACTGACACAGGGATTATTATCGACCGCCTTGCAGACGTACATCAGCGGCTTTCTGACGGGTTTAAACGCATCTATGGTGACGATATCAACCTTGATGCTGACAGCCCTGACGGCCAGATGATAGGGTTGTTCTCACAGGAGATAGATAATATCAATCAGGCAATCTCGATGATCGCTCAGATGCTGGACCCGTACAAAGCGACCGGTTCATGGCTGGAACAGCGGGCTATGTATGCCGGGGTAGTTCGTCGTGGTGCTGATTACAGCTACATCGATGAGGCCATTTTCACCGGCACGCCCAATATTACGGTACAGAAAGATTCTGTGCTGGTTGACGATAACCGGGTTAAGTGGGTGACGCTGTCAGAAATTAAACTCGATATAAACGGGTCCGCGCGAACCGGCATCAGAAGTGCCGATCTTGGTGTGTTCTCACTGCCGGCAGGAAAAGAACTGAAAATGGAAACGGTCACTATCGGCGTTGATAAAATCATCACCACGAAAGCGGCCAAAGAGGGGGCGTTTGAAGAAACTGACGGCAATATGCTGCTGCGCTTCATGCGTTCACACTCCATCAATAACCATGATGACCGGCAGGGGCTGGAGGGGGCGCTGCTTGATGTGCCGGATGTGAAGCAGGCTAAAGTGTATGAGAACTTTACCGGCCAGACAGATGAAAAAGGTGTACCGGCGCACTCCCTGAATGCTGTTGTGATCGGTGGCAACGATGACGACATCGGTTTTACCATCCTTAAAAAGAAAATCGGCGGCTGCGGTGTGTTTGGTGCCATAGAAAACACGCAGATATATGCTGATGTGCCACGCACTGTCAGATTTGACCGTGCCGAGATGGTCAATGTGAAAGTTCAGTTGCTGCTTGAGCGCACCGGCGGCTTTCATGATATCGATACAGACGGTATTAAATCCGCATTGGCTGCGACACAGTTTGAGATCGGTGATTCAGTTTATGCGATGCGCCTCACCTGCCAGGTCAATTCAGTGCCGGGGTTCTACATCAAAACCATCAGAGTAAATGGATCTGACACGGTACCGATCGGATTCCGGCAGTGTGCACAAATCAGGCCGGAAGATGTGGAGGTGCTGATTGAATAAACAACGAGAAGATTTCCTGATATGGCAGTACAGAGGAAAACCCAAAGCCCAGCAGACAGTCGGGCTTTTGCTTTCTGAAACAAAGCAGGCGTTTGAATCGGTCATCAGACTATCAGTGATTCTGAATGTAGACCAGGCCACCGGATACGCACTGGATTTAGTCGGAAAGCACGTCGGTATCAACCGGATCATGAAATCGTTCATCCCGAAAGAGTATTTCGGCTGGCTTGGTGTCGAGGGCGCGAAAGGTTTCGGGGCCGGTAAATTTTACCGGCATGGAGACGCACTGACAGAATCATCAAGGCTGGGTGATGAGGATTACCGGTTTTTCATCAAAGCAAAAATCATCAAAAACTATCAGTCACCTGATGTGGCAAGCATCACCTATTCAGTCAGAAACCTGCTCGGCGATGCGTCATACATCATCGACAACAACGACATGACGATGAACGTTGTCGTCCCTGACACACAACTAACCCCGTTCCGGATATATGCGATCAGGCAACTGGATATCCTCGTGCGTCCCGTCGGGGTGAATTACCGGTATCTGGTTATCACGAGTGAACGGACGTTCGGCTGGCACGGCGTAAAAGGTGCATACGGATTTAACAAAGGAAAATTTGCGAGGCTACTCAATGTCAGTAATGAATAAACCTGATTACAAAATCTTTGCGCAGGATGCAAAGTCTGGGGAGTACGTTGCATTTCCCGATATTTTGCGCGGCTGGGGTATCACCCTGGAGCAGTACAACGGTTTCCCACCAATGGAATTATTTAACTCTGCAGCGAAGCGCATTGATGAATGGCTCATGTACCTGACCCAGCGCGGATTACCGGAGTGGGATGCAGCAGTCGATTACCCGAAAGACGCCATGACCCAGCATGCCGGTGTTTATTATGTGTCGCTGAAAGTGACTAAAGGTGAGCAGCCGAATAACTCACAGGCATCGTGGCAGAAATTAACGGAATTTCTCGGGGTTGATAAAAAGCTCGACAAAGCATCAGTAGTTCAGAATACCGGCGCATCAACAACTAGCGTGATGAGTCAGAAATCCGTTACTGATGAGCTGAATAAGAAGTTCGATAAGACCGGTGGCACAATTACCGGCAGTGTAACAATTCAGTCGGCCGATGATTTTCCGACATTAAATCTGTTGGGGAATAACGGAGATTCTACACGGGTTCAGGCTAACACAAGCGACCCGGATTACATGCTGACGATAGTCGCCAGAGACAGTACAGGTAAGGTTAAAAAAACCGTTCGCATCCCGAATAAAGACGGCACGGCGTTATTGTCAGGTGAGGTGTACTCCAATGAGGAGATTAACAACCTAATCGCTGGTGTTAAAAACACCGCCCTCAAGCAGGCAGCTGGCTGGCATAAAGACGAGAGTACAGGGGTCATTACTCAGTGGGGAGAGGTTAATAAAATTAACGATAGCCAGCCCTATATTATGCAGTTTCCTATTCCCTTCCCTACCGCAGTTACTGCCATTGTTACTCAGGTAATTTCTAACGAAACGGGCGTGCTGAATATAACTCCGAGGATACGAACTCCATCTACAACCCGAACTCAATTTGCCATTCAACACGGTGTTAGTGAGGGGCGTTATTACTGGATAGCCAAAGGATATTAACATGACAGACACATATTTATTTTGCACAAAAGATAATGGATTTTATCCGCTGGCACTTAAAGCGGATTATGAAGATGCCGGGACATGGCCTGAGAGCGGAAAGGGGGTGTCTGCTGAAGTCTATGCTGCTTTCGCGCCGGAAAATGCGCCCGAAGGAAAAATGCGAGGTAGTGATAAAAAAGGCAATCCTGCGTGGGTTGATATTCCGCCATTGACGCATGAAGAGGCTGTGGCAGCAGCAGAAGCAAAGAAACAACACCTGACATCAGAAGCAGCAGAAGCAATAGCGCCGCTACAGTATGCTGTCGATCTGGATATGGCGACACCGGAAGAAGAAGCCCTGCTGAAGGCGTGGAAAAAATATCGTGTACTGCTGAACCGCATTGATATCTTAGCCGCCCAGGATATCGCCTGGCCGGTTAAGCCTTAACTTTCCTTCTCATACTCAAACCCGCGCGGAAACCTTTTCCCGATATCCCTGTAGTGCTCCAGCCTCTCTCTGAAGTACGGGCGTAAATGCTCGGGCTGCTGGTTTTCTGTTTCGTACAGATCATGCGGCAGTCCGAGTCTTTCTTTGTACGCGATACCGGATGCGGCTAAATCGGCATTAATTTTGTCTTTTTCGTCTTGGGGGAGGTTGGCGATATTGTGCATGTTGGATTCGGAGTGGTTGGTGATGATGGGAGTATAGCAGGGGGATTGTGGCGGGGTGTGCCAAATTTGTGACAC